CCCGCCCTACCCTCTAAGTGCCGGGGACGAAACTCAGCCGTCAACGGCTGGGTTGTCCGCATCCCGGCGCGAAGGCCCCCCGGTCCCGGGCTTGGCAGCAGCCTTTGAGATAAAGTAAAAGCCCAGAACGAGCGTCACAAGAGTCTCCACGTCGCCGCCAGCGAGGATGAGAGCAAGGAATCCCACGATAACGATAAAGATGGCGAGTAGCGCCCTCACACTGCCCGCTGGCAGCCAGAGGGGTTGTGTCTTATCAAACCAGTTCACGTAGGGGTCTCCTAGAAACGGGGCCGCGTGCCCTCTTCGAACTTGCCGCTGTTTGTGAGTCGCTGCCACTCGGGGCGTGTGAGAGTCTCGGTGCACGCTCGGGCTGTGGAGCAAGCCCATAGCACCGGGCTGTCATCCGCCGGGGGCTTCCAGCTACGGGGCTTGCTATAGCCGCGCTTGAAGTCGTACGCCGTTCCGTCGTCCCCGCTCTTGTGTGAGATGGGGTACCAGCGATGGGTGTGCTTGAGGGGCCTAACCACAGTCCGCTTCGCCCCGGGCTACAGCCGCCATCTGGGACATCGACTGGCTGAGGCCGTAGGCGCCGAAAGCCACGTCGGGGCTCTGGATGGCCTCGTAGTAGAGGCCCAAGCGGTAGAGGTCGAGCGACGAACGGAAGTAGGCCCACCAGCCCGCGTAGCACGGGCGAAGGGTCATAGCGTCCAGCCGTACCAAGCCTTGCTCCACCACGATGATGAGGTCGTCGCGGGCGTTGAGACTCTCGGGATACTCCCGCCGAAACGCCGCGTAGTACGCTACGTCCTCTGACACTTCGGCGACCGTCATATCGGCCCACCGAAGCGCGAGAGAGTCGCCGTAGGCATCACTGCTACTATCGGCGCGAACGGCAACGCCAGCGAACACCGCCGCGAGCGCTGCCCAAACCACGATGGCTGCTAGCTGAGTGGCTCGGAGTTCTAGGTTTCTCATACGAGCCAAGCTACCACTGGAGTAGTCAGCACTGCTACCCCGGACCACAATAGGAACCAGCCGAGGGACTCGCAGTTACTCATATCCCTCATCGCGCTCATCTTCGATGCTGTCGATGATGCGATCTAGGGTTCGACCGAATACCCACTCCGGGTCATTTTTCCACTCGTAGTCGGCAAGGTCTAGGTTGAGCTCTTCGATGTCGCGCTCGGCAAGCGCCAAGTCTTCCTTAAGGGTGTTACGCTCGTCACGGACAGCGCGGAGCTTCCGCTCGGCTACCGCCCCAGCGGATCCGACGCCGATCTCGAAACGGATACAGAAGTAACGCTTGTTGTTGCGAAACTCGCTGCCGAACTTAGTGACGTGCGCCCACCTCACCCAGAAGGGCTTGTGGCTCATCGGCTCATAGACGAGCACTTGTGTACCGTCGCCGTTGAGCCGAGCTAGGCCGACCTCGTGGGGGACATCGCCGACCTTATCATCTAGCCGGGATGAGCCCGGCACGTCATCGACGTTGCCGCTCAGCGAAACAAAATAGCCGTCCCGTAGGGCTTGCTTGAGTTCTGCCCCCGTGGGGTCGAACGGCTCCGCTCGCAGCTCGGGGAACAGCTTACGGTAGGCGTACAGCGCGTTGCCCCGGCTGTAGCCTTTCGCCGCTGCCACGGACTCGCCGCGGTGGTCCGCTGCGAGTGCCCGCAATCGGCGCATCACTCTCGTCCGCTGCGTCTTGGTGTAGGGCTTGCCGCTCGGGTTTGTAAAGTATTCGTCAAGCGTTTGGTAGCGGGCTGCCGTCACCAGCGTGGACAGTCGGCACGCCGTGGTGGGCTTTATCCACGTCTGGGGTGTGGCACTGGGCTTGAACTTGTTTGGTGCAATCAATGCCGCTCTCCCGTCATCTCTGTTTAGAACACGCCCGTGACAAGTAGGGCGGCGGTGGCTAGGCCACCCGCGCCGATGCCCCAAGCACCGAGGCGGGTGACTGCCGAGATTTGGATGTAGAAGTGGATGACTGGCTCCACCTTACGCTCAAACAAGACTTGTCGGATAAGAACATCGCGAAGCGTCGGGTTCTCTGGCACCTCGTCGAGGGGGTCTACGTAGTGGTCGTGCATAGCCGCTCCTAGCGGGTGGGAGGAAGGCCCCGCCCTCCGTGGCGCTAGCGATGACACGCATAAAGGCGCGGTCCACGAACAGAGGGCGGGGCGTAGGGTTCTGATGTGATCCCCAGACCGGGGCACTCCTCACAGTCGCGTGAGATATAGATAGCGACTGGTAGCCACACGGTCCGGGGTCATTTGGTTCCGCCGTCAACGTGGAACCCATTGGGGTCACGGGGCGGGGCTGGCTGAGAGCCAAACAAGCGTGGCTCTAGGCGTCTGGTGAGTTCGCCCACCGGATGCTTGCCTAGGTGGTGGAAGTAGGCCACCGTGCTACGTGCGACGTAGCCGCACACTTCACACTCGTTAGGGTAGGGGTCGTAAGCTCTGGAGTAAAGGTTACCCACGGAGCGCTCTCTCAGCGTACATATACATTATACCACACACTGTCAAGCTCAAACCGCAACCCCCGCCTCCCGCTTCGCGGCGTTCCAATGCCGCGAGTAGTGCTTGCGGCAGTAGATCTTTCCATCCCCGCCGTAGCGTCTCTGTGCTGGCCGCTTGCACTCCGCATCTCGGCACAGTTCGCCGACGTACTTATGCTTGCGTCCGGGGTGCTTTCCCCCGGCAGCGTTTCGCTTGGCAGCAGCAGCAGCCATCTCTCCCCGCCGCTTTTCTGCCCACTGCTCGTCCGACCACTTGCGAGTGACGCCAGCGTCGGCTATCGTGATAGTCCCGTCGCACGTGCCCGCATCTCGCATATCGGCTCGGAATTCCGGGATGCAGTCCTCACACGGACTGGCTGCCGCCATCGGCCCGCTCCGGTCGTTGAGCGCGAGCCATACCGTCCGTTCTATGGGCGTCATACACGCCCCGGTGTTACTCGTCATCGGTTGCGATGACCCACGCGAAACCCGCCGCTGCCAGAACCGCCGCGGTTGCCCCCGCGAAGACGTGGACGAATGCCCCTAGAGCCACTGCCCCCACTCCCGCCAGAGCGAATGGGGCGAATAGCTCTACGAATATCTTGTATCGAAGCAGCCGAAGCACCGCGCGTCGCCGCTCTTGGCGGGCGTTGTGCTCGCGCACGAGCCGCCCCCGCTCGACATCCAACCTACTCATCACTGCTACCTCCCAGCCAACGCAGCCAACTTTGCTCCATAAAGGCCGGGGCTGTGATGTCAGCCGGTGGCCTCACGTAGCAGTGCCGCACGTCCAGCTTGTGCACGCTCTTCCGATGGTCGATGGACCGCCCGCCGCGCTTACGTAGGAAGCGGGGATCCTCCACGCCGATAGTCAAGATGTCCTCAGCGCTGGCCCCCACTAGCCAACCGTCTGACGTACGCCATACGACGACGCCACGCGCTGGGGGGTCCATCTCAGCGGCCCGCTCGGCCACGGCTGCGGCCTTCCCGGTGTCCACCAGCGGACCACCCCAGCCCGCCAACTGCGTATAAGTGTAGTCCCGGTCCTTAACTTCCACCACGAACGTTTCGAGCATCCCGTTCGATACGAGGAAGTCAGTGCGGTCCGCCGGGCCGGGAGTGCCCAGAGTGGTGTGATCCAACCCCTCCCACGCGCGGTCTACGATAGCTTGCTCGGCTGCCTTGTCGATAGTGACCGGACCGTGCCGTACGGCTGTAGTGCTCGTCACCCGCGGGCGCACTCGTAAAATGCCGCTCGGGTCCGCTCGACTCGCCCTAGCTGTCGCCAGTAACGACGGAGCATCCACGGCTGTATGGCGCGGTCGTTGTCCAGCCGCCGCCAATAGCGGGCGCTCGTTTGCCCGAACATCACGCCCGCTACTGACAGCCGGGAGAGACGAACGGTGCAGTCGGGGTAGGTGCCCCGCGCTATGCGGTTCAAGTTGGTCGTGCCCCAGCGGGCGATATCACGCGACTTGCGAACTGCCCCCGCGTAGTCGCTGCTGACACCGCGGAACAGTTGAGCGTTAAGGCGGTCGTTGAGCACGCCGACTCTCTGGTCGGCGTCGGGGACCGCGGCGGTGACGCTGGCAGTCGCGAACACCGCCCAGCCCAGTCCGATGAGGGCCACTGCCGCCATAGCCTTCTTGTAGCCTTGCTGTAGCGGCCTAGGGCTGGTCCCAGCCCGCTTGTGGGCTTGAAACACCCCACCCTTGCCGCCACTGCCTACGCTCGCATCAGATAGGGGAACTCGTGCAGTTGTTCTCATAGTGCCCTCCATAGTAGCCATCTTCTAGCCAATTGTCAAGCTATCCATCTTCAAAGATGTCCCCCATAAGCTCGACAGCACGCTTTCGGCTCACGTCCACCAGTCCCCCGGCGGCAGCCTCACGGATGGAGACGAACACCTAGGGAGACTGCGATACCGTCGGTGATTGTTTCCACGGCGGCTTGTGGCGGTAGGCGCGCTCCGCAATGACTTTCGCCAGCCGTAGCGCTTCCTCTCTGCTCAACGGGACGCCGCCCACCCGCTCGCCCTCAAGCGCTTTGGCGATTGCGTCAACGTCCATCGCGCGCCCGTCGCGCCTTCTCGGCTGCGAGGATGCGACGCACGACGAGCCGTGCCCTCCATAGCCGCTTGTTCATCATCCCGCTGCGCCCCCGGCGCGCCTCTTGGTCCAACTCGGAGTCCGAGAGTTCGCGCGCCCCCGCTTCGATAGCTGCTCGCTGCACTGGGTCCACGTCCCGGTCCACCGTGTCGATGGCCGGGATAAGTGTCCGGTGTGGTCGCTCTTCTGTCATCTTTAATACCCCTCAACCATACGATCACTGCAAATCCAATAGCCGATACCGTCCACCCGGTTGTCCCGCTTGGGGCTGGCTGCCTCTCGGGACAGCTTTACGCCCGTCATATTCAGCGCCACGATGCGCGGCGGGATATCGGGGAAGCCGTCACGGGGCAGCCCTTGGGCCGTGGCGTCATCAATGCTGTAGACGGCAAGCCCCACGGACTCCAGCCACCGCTCCAAGATGGCCGCGGTGACGCGACCCGTACCCCGGAAGTCGCTGCTGGGATGGCCGTAGGCCGCTTCGCGGTTACCATTGACCAAATCCCACGCCTCATCGGTAATCCGCCTTGGATGGTCATCCATATCAAGTGTCCTCATCTTCCGTGTCGTAATCCGCGGGTCCGCCCATCGCAGAGATGTCATCTCTGGGGCACGGCTGGCTGAGGGCCGGCATCTCGCAGATGTCGCACCACTCCGGCCCCGCTAACCGTAAACGTGTCGGGGGGCGCGCCGTAGTCATCTCGTGGTATCCGCCGTCTTCTAGCAAGTCGGGCCGGAGCGGGATTGTGGGGTGGCCGTCTGGGTCCCGCCGGTAGCAGATTCGTTTAAACACCGCTCTCCCTCCCGTGTACGTCAAGCCAGTAGCCCCCGCCCATCACGTAGAAGCCGATACGTGGCTCCCCGCCGTGTAGGGCTAGCCAGTCGTTGGCCCGGATGTAGATGTAGTCAGTAGTGCTACGTCCCGCGTGGACAAAGGACCGGACCACGATGCCAATACGGTCGGGGTACAGCCCGTCCATCGCTTGCAGCGGGCCCATCACGTACCCCGGCAGCACATCCACGTGTGCAATGCCGTGGGAACTGGCTAGGAAGTCGGGAACGGCGGCCCGCGTGGCTTTGCTCTGGACCTTCACGTGGTCCCCCAAGAGGTCCACGGCATCACCTAGCTGGCCGACTTTCAGCCAGCCGTAGCGCTTCGCTAGCCGCCGCTCGTTGTCTTTACCCATCCGCACGCTGCTACGGGACCGCTTGGCTGCCTCGTGGTCCCGCGTCTTTCCACACGTCGAGACTTCGCAGACTTCCACCCCGTCGAGCACGCCCCAGCGGTGGCGCTGATGGATGCTCGCAAACTTACGCTGGCTCATAGGACCACTCGCCCTCTCTGAACGCGAACTCGGGCCAGTGCTCCAGCACGTCCTCTGCTAGTGACTTTTTGATACGGGCGTGCGAGCACACGGAGTCAAGCGACAGCGCGCCGTGACTCGCGAGCACGCCCGCGATGTCTTGGTACTGCTTGTCCTTGGTAAGGTGCGGGGAGTCCGGTAGCAGCTTAAGGCTGCCCCCGACCCGCTCGACTCTAAAGTGAGCGTCCGGATGCTTGGCCGTCAGATTGGCCTTGCGCTGCGATACCGTTAGGTGCTGCACGAAAGGGTTAGGCTCCACGCCCGCGGGTGTGTCTCGCTCGTACAGCTCAAACGTGGCGCGGGCCAGCGCGGGCTTGTAGACAGAACCGTAGGGCCGCGCTCCCTCACCGCTCGGCGTTTGCTTATTGAGATGGTCGATCAGTAGGGACGTGACGCCGAGTTCGCGGAGTCCGCGGAACAGTTCTAGCGCCGAGTCGGCGGCTTCCCCGCTACCGGGTGGGCTCGCCATCATCACTGAGTCCACTACCACCAGCCCGGCGTCGTGCGACTTGACTAGCTGTTCCGTCTCTCGCAAGTCTTTCGTGATGGCTCGGGCCATCGGCTCATAAAAGATGTTGCGGGGCACCGGGATGTCACAGCCAGCGGCCATCCGCGCCACGTGATCGTTCCAGTCGGCGCGGCTCGTCTCCCAGTCCAGTACCAGCACGGGGGTCGGCTCGGCCACCTCCCAGCCGGTGAACACCGGGACCCCCGACGCCGCCGATAGCGCGATGGCAGCGGCTAGCGTGCTCTTTCCGGTGCCCTCTTTCGCAAACAAGATGGTGGCTACATCCCCGAGCACCAGCGGCTTAACGACGTAAGACGGCTCGGGCCGGATGGCGTCGTGGCCGATGGGCTCCAACGGCTCACGGAACTTGTGGTCATCGTGCCGACGCCGATAGAAGCCAGCTAGGATGCTCGGCCAGTGGATGCCGATGGGGCAGATTTTCTCTAGGGCCGCTGCTACCCGGTCCGCTCGCACTGCGTCTAGCAGCGGCTCGTTGGACCGCTGCCGTTGCTCATCGTCAACCGTCACGGTCAGCTCACCCGATGGCCCGCTCCTCCCGTCCGTGACGTAGGGCATATCAAGTACCACCTCGTGGCCGTTAAGCACGTCGGTCAGACGCCCATCCTTGTAGTTGGCCGCGTCCACGTAGCGCGCCTCTGGGTCCGCGCCGAACTTATCTAGTACGTTCCCTATGGCGTCGCGGACTTGCTCGGGCGTCTTGGGGTTCTCTAGCCGGCCATTCTCGGCCAGCATCGTGGCTTCAAGCACCGCAGCGTCACGGATATGGCCAGCGTGATAGCGCGCCCGGTCCCGTAGCCAGTCGTGCCGCCCGCCCTCCGTGGGTAGCTCGTCATCCCCGCCGGGGATGGTGAACGTGACGGGCTTAACCGTGGCCGCGGCTACCCACCGGGCGGGGAGCGGCTCCACGAAAGGCAGCCCATCAGTGGCGTAAACGTGTCCGCTGGCGTGGACGCTGCCGGGGCCGATGACGTAACCCGCCGTCGAGCCCGTGCCCCACCGCGTGATGAGGCCAAACATCTTATGCTCTGGCCGGTCCACCCCCTCCGGCCAGTTGTAGTACGCGTGCTTGCCGTTCGCGGTGCTAACCGTAAACGTGTCGGGGAGCGCGCCGTAGTCATCAGCTAGGCGTTCGAACCGCGCCACGTCTGGGCCGTCCACGTCCAAGACGAAAACCCCGTCCGGGGGCACCACACCGTAGTTTGGCACACTCGCGGCAGCTAGGAACGTCTTGATACGCTCCGGGTCCGTCGTCGCGGCCTTAAAGCCGTCAACCGTGATTGGGTGCTTGGCGGGGCTGGGGCACTCACGGCCCTTGGGGCATCGGCATACTCGATGGCGCCCATTGCCGGTGGACTCTTCGCGAGACCCCCACACGGGGAAGATCCCAAACCCGCGGTCCGCAAGTGCTAGCGCATTCTCTAGTCGGGTATCCGCCAACTCAGACCCTACCGACCATCGTTTCTACCTCTTTCTCTCTGTACAGAGCGGGGCCGCGAAGCCCCGCCCTAGTCAACAGTGCTACGTAGCGGCCTACCGCCTAGGGAGCGCCGTCACCTCTTCGACCTTCGGCCAATTGCTCTTGCTCTCCCCGATGGTTAGCTGTCCCTCGCGCCCGATGAGGTCACTGGGATCGAAGTGAGCCCCGGGCTGGACAGCGCCGGCACCCATAAGGGCAGTCAGCCACTTGAACGCCTTGGACTTGGCGCCCGTCGCCATCGACGTAACGCCGCTGACTTCCTCATTCCCACCGTTGATATCGACGTTGAACTGCCACTCTACCAACTGTCGGGTGGCCTTGGACTGGTCACTCTCGGCAGCGTCGGTATACGTAAAGGGCTTGAAGCCCACGAGCTTACCGACGTAGACCGAACCGAACTCCAGCGGGGAAGGCTCTGCTACGTCGAACCCAATAAACGGTGTCTGTGCCTTTTCGTTCATATGTCTCCTAGTCAAATCTGCTACTTACTCAAACGGGTGAAGCGCAACGTGCGCTTACCGCTCTTGTTTGGCTTGGACTCAGCCGTCCAGCTTGGATGCCGGACAAGCCGCAAGCCGTCCCGCCCCATTCGCTCGATAAGCCCAGAACGGGCATCGCCAAGGGCGATCTTGATAGCGTCTTGTTGGCCCATAAGGCCAACAATCACCGTGCCGATTGCTTCCATCTCGCTACTCGCTGCCGCCACGCCCTCCGGGACGTCAAACGACCACAAGAGGTCTGGTGGCGTATCCGCTGGTGGGATACGCGGGGTGATGTGATCCCGGTAGAACGCGGTGATGCGCTCGGCAATCTCACGCTGTAGCTCCGGGTCGGCTGGTACTTCCAGCCCTATGAATTCCCGCCCGCCGATCAGTGCCCACAAGCGCCCACGGCTGGCCCCGGACACCATAAGTTGAGCTTGGACTTGGGCGTAGTAATGGGGCGGGGCAGTCGGGTTGTCCTCCCCGTCGCGCCACTCCTCGGCCATATACGCGCTGGCCGTCTTGACTTCTACCACCTCTGGCGGACTGGTACCGACGACAACGGCGTCATAGGTCACGACCAGCGGCAGCATCGGGTGCTTACGAGAAAGGCTGTTGCGCCGGACCCGTAGCCCGGTCTGCTCCATACCTATCCGGAGGACAACCGGCTCCAACACGTGCCCCATTTCCACGGCTCGGGCGTTGCCACTGAACGTATCAATGCCGTGGACGATATTGGCATACAAGTCGGCGGGAGTGCGGAAGGGGTGGCCGCAATCCAGTAGGGCCGCGACTTCCGACGCGCCGACGCGGCCCGCTCGCGCCGCTTGGTTTTGGCGCTAAGCGGCGGCACTGTCGGCTTCCCCGAAGACTTTGAGAGGGGCCGTGGCAATCTCCGTCACGCTGCCGCCCTCCGCCGCCGACCAGCAGCGCGGACTTCACGGACTCTGGCCCACGAGACACCGACTGCCTTGCATCCCCGCTCGTCAAGACCGACTTCCATCGCCAGGAGGCCGTCAAAGCCCTCTCGGATAGCGGCGGGGTCGGATCGAGCGGCGTCGAGGGACTGTTGCTCGCGCCCGTTCACACCCCACCGAAAGCACATTGATCGGTCCGGGGTGCTGGGTCGATGGACGAAGTGGGTACGCCCGGACTCGTTGCCCGTGACGGCGATAGCCCCTCCGTCCGCGAAGTCAACGCTGTCCCGGCACGAGTCGCAACGCTGGGATTGCCTACCCACAGAGTGCCGCCTCACAGAGTGGGGCGAAAAACTCGTGCACGTCATTAACGTCGCGCAAGTCGGCACCGCCCTCAGCCATCGCATATAGCGCCAGTAACGCCCGGTCGATGCTAGCGATACCCATTGCGGGGTCACCCCCTTGCATCTCGTGGATACGGCTCATCAGCTCGTCAACGAGGCTGTATGTGGTCGCGTCGGCAACACTGCTACCTTTGTCGCTCAAGGGCGGAAGGGGTTCCAACTTATTCTCCTAGCTCGATGACGCTGTACCCAGCCGTGAGGGCCGCTGCCCTCTGCGCTGGTTGGCTGTGGTGGTAGCAACGCGGATGGTCCGTGTACTGCCACTGGCCGCCCCGGTTGAGCCGTGACTCCATAAACACGTACCGGGGTGCTCGGCTACACGGTCGCGTGGGTTCGTCCGCCTTGTTGAGCGGATACGTGCAAGTCTCCAACTGGTGGCCTACCTCACGTGCGGACTGATTGGATTCGGCTAGTCCGATAGCCCCTAACGACTCCCGCCGCTGGTGCAACCTTAGCACACCGATAGGTTGCTATCTGAGCGGGACCGCAATTCGTCGATACGTTTCAGCGAGGTGGCTGATCCCCTACCCCCCCCCTTTAGGGGGGGGGTAGGGGTCAGCCCTAGTAACTAGTAGCTAGGGGTTGCCGTCCCGGGGTTGACGGACGTAGCAACGTTAGCTAGTATGCGTTGAGACGGGTGCCAGTAGGAAGTGATGCTCCCATCACCGAAGCACTAGTGTCGTCCACCCGTCAACTCACCACAGCCCCGGCTGGTCACCGGGCGGGGCTCCTCGCTGTGTATGCGACTAAGTTAACCCCCGCCCCAGCACAAAGCTGGAGCGGGGGTAGAGAGAGGGAGTGACGGGGTAGCACCCCGCCGCGTGTAGTGGGGGGGAGTGCTTAGTGGTTAGGGTTCGATGCCCCGCGCTCATCCACAAGAGCGAAAGTGACTTGCGCCACGCCATCCGCGCTGGTGGGCGCCCACGTGTTAGAGCCCGTTGAGCGGGACCTTACAAAGATACGCTCGCCCCCGGCAAAGATGTTCCACAGTTCGCCGCTTCCGGCGTTGGTTTCGCGGTTAGAAGTGGACTCAAAATACGGGATGCCCCGTGAGTAAACGAGGTCATCGGTGTAGCCGTTGTTGTTGCCGTCGATGTCCACGTAGGGGCCGATGGCGTAGGCGGTCGTACTTGACCTCGACTGGATGCTCGTTTGACCGGCGGTCCGCGCAGTGTTGATACGGGCCGCGATGGAGTGGACCCAGCCGGTGGACGGGGCAATGAAGCCCTCGATGCTGCCGGTGGTGAAGCTGCCGCTGCTGCCGTGGCTGCCCATCAGCCAGTCAGCATTGTACCCGACCGTACCGGGGAGGTTCTCTTGGTAGAACGAGGCCGATGCGTAAAACAACGTAGGCTCGCCAGCGAACGCTTCCTTAAGGTCCGTTGCTTGTGCCGTAGCTACGCTAATCGTGTCGATGGTTTCGACAAACCACATATAGCGAACAAGCATAAAGCGGGCGCCCTCCGGCACCGCGCCGATGACCAACGCCACCTCATCGGGCGTCTGGTGTAGCTGCGCGCCACCGCTGGCGTAGGTGGACTCATCACCGAAGCCTTGCTCTGCGATTACAGAGTCAGTGTCACCGGCCACATTAGCCAGCATCGCGCCCAAGTAATCGTAGAACTGGCATTCCACGTAGCCGAGCAACTCTTGTCCGGATGCGTAGGACCACAGCCCAGTAGGGGCAAGCACTCGCATCCGCGGGGCGACGGGTACGACTTGTTCGATGTAGACGAATTTTTCGTCAACCTCGCCAACGTCTGCGTGGCCCCGGATAGACTTGCCGCCGGGCGCCGTGGCGTCGTCAACCCAGTACAGCCGCAAGCCACCGGGGGCGCCCTCATCCCCGAACTTCCAACCGGGCAGCGGGTTATTGTCTCCGATGGGCTCACCGGGTGTCGGGGGTCCGATGGAAAAGTCTGAGTTGAACAGACCGCCGCTCAACTGCATATGGAGGGCCTTGGATGTAGCAAGCCCGTAGGCCAGCATATCCGAGTCTAGCGAACCAACGTCGATATCCTCATTGTCAATCGTGAGGCCGTCGTCTCCGGGCGTGTACATCTCCTCACCGAAAATGCTGGGGAACGTCTCGTCCGATGCCGTCAGAGGCTCGATGTCCTCTGGCAGCGCCTCGGACCCGGGGAAGTACTCATCCGCTTGGCGGGTCATCGCCTCCTCCTTGCCAGTGCGCGGAGCATCGTACGCCGTAGCACTCCGTAGTCAACATCTAGGCGCACGGATTGCCCGCCGCTCATCTCGCCGCGGACGGACACCACCTCGTAGGGCTGCCGCGCCGTGCCATCCCAGTACGTATCGCTGGACGTGAGGCCGATACCGTCATCGTCGGAGTAGAGCGCTTGGCCGGATCGCCAGCCGACAGCGTGGTCGGGGTCCGTAACGGTGAACGAGCCGGTGTACCTATCCTCTTTGCGGCGCAGAAACCCCTTGCCCTTTTTGCGCTTTTTGTTGCTCGTGTCTGAGCCGCGGCGGGTGATATAGGCTTGCTTGTTGTGTGTAAATGCGGCGTTGCCGATGCCGACCCATCCACTACCTTTGGCGTTCTTACCCTTAACGTAGACGGCGTGTACTTCCGGCTCTGAATCGTCGGACCACGTGTGGTCCTCTGGTACGATTGCTTGCCCCATCCGATAATGGACTAGCGCCTCTGCCGCGGACATCGCAGTGGAGTACACACCGTGGAAACCAAAGTCGCCGTCGATTGCGTTGCTGGCCCCGCCGCCGCCGTCGTGGGTAGCTTGGTAGGCCGTGGCGCTGCCGAACACCTTGGCGGCTTCCGTCGCGTACGTTAGCTCCACCCCGTTGAGCATCACGTCCGTGTTGCCGGGGCTGTGGGAGATGACCAAGTGGTAGACGGTATCCACTGCGAGGTTGGAGTTGTTGGTTTCGACGTCAATGCCGCCACCGCCTCGCTTTTGCATCCGGATCTCGTCGGTAGAGATTAGGTGCACTTCGGCCCAGTCATCGGAACCGCCCGTGCTCGTGGTTAGACGATAATCCTTCGAAGCCGTTGACGGAAGCGTATCCAACCGGAACCAGTATTCCAGCGTGAACGTGTCGCCCAAGGCAGCACAAGTGGCCGCGTTTACGGCTGCGTCTCCCTCGATCCGCTCGCCGCCGCCGGAGTTGATCGGGAGATAGCCGGGGCTGTTTGGCAGTAGCGCCGTGGTCCCGTCCGTGATGGCCGAGAAGTCGTTATACGTCAAGTCGCCTACGCCATTGATGCCGTGGAACGTGCCTAGCACTTGGTCCTCTTGTGAGGGCCGCTCGTGCATCGGCCAGCCCTCTACGAGCGTGGCGGTACAGCTACTACCAAGGTGCGTGATGTAGTCTTGGTTGGTCAGCCGGAACGGCGCTGGGTTGTCGGACGTTCCGTTATTCCCATCCTCCCGCCGCTTGTAATAGTGCAGCCGCTTGTGATAGTCCACGTAGAAATTGCGAGGCACACCGTCGTAATTCGCCTCGTCAGAGATTTCCTCTAGCGCTGTGCGGAGCGTAGCCGATTTTACGTGAAAGTTTTTGCCCATCTGGTTGTCAGCTTGGCTCGCGTGAGTCGTGCGAGTGACGAAGCCGCCTTGTGTGGTCAGCGGGCCGTGTCGCCGGTCGGAACCAAACATTCGCTTGATGATTTGGTCATCGTGTGCGTTGAAGCGGACGGATTTGCCATCGCCTCGGTTCTTTTTGTTACGTAGGCGGGGGACCATCCGCCAGTCAAGCCACGCGTCGTAGGACACGATGCGAAGCTCGGCGAAGCGGCCAGCGATTGCCTTGCTCCAGTCAATGCGGACGAGCGTGCCGCCAAAGATGACGTGTCCGGCTGCCGTCTTGAACCGGACATCTTGGCCGTTCCGCAGCGGGGCCCGGTTGGACCACAGCGGGTTAGGGTCATATACCACGACGGTCATATCCCCGACACCGTTGCCCACCTCGTCGGACCACGTGATGGGGTGAACGTCAACGGGTATGAACGGCTGCGTGTCGCTGCTGGGATTAAGGTAGTCGATACCACCAATCTCTAGCGTGTACGCCTTGGAAGTGCCTTGTTGGTTATTGGATATGACCATCGCTTAACCCCCTCTCTGGGAGTGGACGGCCCCCAAGGGGGCCAACAATGCTACGTTACAGATAGGCCGTGGTGATCACTTCAGCGGTGACGAGCACGGAGGTGCTTGCAAGCGCGTCAATCACCTTGACGGCGATGCCTTCTGTATCTGCGATGCCGAAGATGATGGGCTTGGTCCCGTCCTTTGCCTCGTAGACCAAGTTAGGCTCTTGTGCCCATCCGCGCTGGGCGCCAGTGTCCACGCCACGATAGAACGTGCGGAGCAATTGCCCCTCCGTGCCTTTGGTGCCGGGGTTTCGGCGCATATCCCCGCCGTAGCTGTCCGCGGTGTCGTGGGGTGCGTCGCTCAGAGCCGCTCCCCCCGTCCCCGCGGTGGTTAGTCGATACAGCGCCAGCTTGAAGTGCCCGATGCTCGCGGGCAAGTCTTCGGTCGGCGTTACCCATAGGCGCATCAGACGGGAAAAATTACTCCCATCCGCCATAATCTGCAAAATGTGCGCGTTGGCCGTGTTTACCGCGGCATCGTCCGATTCGATGGTGTACGTGGGGATGTAGCCTTGCCCCGCGTGGACGATTTGCTCCTCACGAGCCGTTCCGCCGATCGAGCGGGACTCGCTGTTAAGGTACTTGTCTGTGCCGGTGCTAACTCCGACGACGGATTGGGTCATAGCGAGCCTCCGCTAGTACGAGCCACGGGTGCCGCCATAGCGGCCACCTAGTCTCTGGTCGAGTATTTGTCCGACGAGTCGCCCGTCTAGGTAGACATCTCCACCACTACCGCCAAGCTCGTGGTTAGGGGTCACGTTGCCGTGCTTGCTTCCGAGAGTCAGAAGCTCCGGCCCTTGCTCGCCCACTAGGTAGGTGGCCCCGGCTGACACCGGGCCACCGCCAGCGCGCCCACCCGTGCGCTCCACTCGGGGCACGCTACCGGACACGTGGATGTTGGTTCCGTTAGGGGCGTTGCGTAGCAACCAGTCGAGCGCTTGGGTGGCGCCCGTGAAGGCGACGTGGACCTTAACATCCGGGGCCAGCGTCACAGTCTCGCCCTTAAGCAATTTTGCGATGTAGGCCCCGGCTGACTCGCGCAGTCCAGCGTTGAGCCCGGAGCCGAACGCTATAGCCGCCGTTACGGCAGCAGCATTCACGCCCTTGGTATTCACTTCGCTGGCGTCTATGGCCCCGCCGATAAATAGAGCCGCAAGCGGGTTCTTTTTGCCCGCAACCTTGTCCGCCTTGCCCGCAAGCCACTCCCGTTGATTCTCGTACTGTTCGCCGATCCATCCAAGCAACTTGGGGTCCTTGATCAAGTCCCGCACCTTGTTGCGCTCAAGGCGCATCGAGGCTTTGAGTTGCTTGCGAATAGACTTTGAGAAATTCTTACCGCGGTCCACCGAGAACAGTCCTACCAGCCACTCGTTGGCGCTTTCCATAATCCCCGGCATCTTACCAGCCAGTACGTCGGACCCGTTTATCCCGCCAACCTTGCCGCTAGGGCTACTCATCGCAACGGCGATGGCGTTGCCGTAGTGACCGAAGAACATAGACGCGGTGTGGCGCCCCAGCTCTTCCATACCCGGCGCTGCCGGTAGCGTGATGTTACTGTGTCGCTCAGCCTCCTTGTCAGTGGCAGTCACCCAAGTCTGGTTAAGGAAGCGGATTACTTCGGGGGCGAACTTGTTAATGTTATTGCCCGCGTCGTCTTTGACGCCACGGACCAAGGCCCGGAAGTCAAAGAAGTTTCCATCTGGTGAGGCTTTGCGATATAGCTCGCCTAGGTCAACACCCCGGAATAGCTTCTCTCCCGTGAACAGTTGTCTAATCTCAAGGGCGCCGGAATTGATAGCCTCGGAGAACTCCGAACTGAAGTCTTCCAAAGTACCAAACCCACGCACACCAAGCTCCTCAAGGTCGCTGGTCGTCTTTCGGGCGGCGTCACCCAAGCCCCCGGTTAGCCGAGTGTACTGCTTATATGCATTGGACAGAGGCTTTTCGATGCCGATTATGGAGTTGAACACGCTAAGCAAGTCCCGCTTGGCTTGCGTAAGGTTCTTGGCGGTGGGCAGTAGGCCCATCCCAAGTCGCGCTTCCAAGTCCTCAACCTCAGCATCCAGCTTGCGCTGACTGTTGGCGAGTCCGTCCGACGTGCGGGCGAAGTCGCCTTGTGCCGTGGCAGTGTCTTGGAGAATGACCTCGTATCGCGCCATCAGCTTGTCGGCGTCGGTAAGCTCGGCCTTTGTCTCGGCTAGCCCCATCGCTAGGGCTTGTGCTTCCACGCGGGCAGCGGAGATGGAGACTCCGAACCGCCGCATCGGCTCGGCTTCCCCGACTAGGCCGGAGCGGAGTGCCGTCAACACGTCTTGGATCTCGGTGTCGTTGAAGCTCGCCAGATCGGATGCCAGCTCCACGAGTGCGCGGGACATATTCGAAGCGTCTTCTAGCCCCGAGCCCATCGCCTTAAACAAGTTGCCGAAGTCACCGGCTGCCCGCGAAGCGGCCAACTCGGAGATACCGAAGGCATCCGTTGTCGTCTTGGCCCACTTCAAGACAATCTCAGCGCCGTCCTCAAACACGGCATTGACTTTGGAGTTAGCTTCCTCTAGCTCGGAAGCCTTCTCTACGGCCCTACCGCCGAAGTTGACCACCGCGCCAAGCGCATCCGTAACCTTGCCCATCGCGAAGGACGCCACGTTGAAGCCAGCCGCGAGGCCGAAGCCTTGCTTGGCGTCTTTTTGGAGGGAGTCCATAGATGACTTGATACCGCGCACGACGGGCGAGACTTTATCCTCGCCCTCAAAGGCAATGGAAACGGCGTTGCGGGAGCGACCAAATGCCACCTATGAACTCCTCTCTCGGGCAGCCTTTACCTTTTCTTGGCCGTTTTGTATGTCACGGACAAGGTTGACGATTAGGGCTGGGGTTTCTTGGAGATCCCGCCACGTCCAAGAGGGGTTGTTGATTAGGAACAGCGCATCAGAGAACATCTGGTCCGGGGACCGGACGTTGCCAGTAGTGACTAGCTTTCTGATGGCTGCTCGGTAGGGTCCGTGGAGTCATCCCCTACCTTGGCCTTCCACAAGTCGAGCGCGGCTTGGAACACCTTGTCCCCGAACTCGGGGTCTACCGGCCCCCACGCAAGCGGGTCCTTGCAGTCGCCCGGTTCGCCCCACGAGGCCACGGCTTGCGTGACGAGCGCGGGCGCGAAGTCCACAAAAAAGTCCTTACTGGATGCAGACCGGAGCGAGTTGCGCTCGCCCCACGTGAGGGGTTTGTCCCCCAGCTCGGCCCAGTGGCCGTTGTGCTCGATTCTCATCTCTCTCCTAGAACTGACGCAGCCCGCCTTTGAACGACGAAAGGCTCGCGCCCTTTACGTCTAGCGGCTGCTCTTGAATGAACCGGATTGCTCGGCCCTCGTGGGCGTCGATGGTCCGCTCCACGAAGTTATTCCCTTCGTAGTAGTCACCCGTGGGGCTGCCATCCGGGCGAACGATGCGGTGGCCCTTGCTGTGAAGGTGGCCGTGCGAACCCTTAGGGGAGCGCGGCTTTACGTTCACCTTAACCACGGCGGTGGAAGGCTTCTTAGCTAGGGCAGCCCGGATGCTCCGAGCCAGCCCGCCGCGCTTGCGGGGTGCTGCTCGACGCATCGGCGCGACAAGCAAGCGTGCCCCCTCGATGAAGGCCGCGATGACGCGACCGCGCCAGTCGCGGCCCTCGTACTTGGAAACGCGCTTAATGGCTCGGTTGTAGGAAGCCAAGTCCAACTCGACGCTAACGATATCGGTATTGCGCTTCCTAGCCATCAGTGCTCCGCTAGACCGTTAGGTTGGCTAGGCTATTGACGACCTCGGCGCCGATGGACTGGCCCCAAGAGGAGTCGTCCATAATCTTGGCGTTGATTTCGTACGTATTGACACCGTCAACGTCGCTTGCTAGCAACTGCACATCGGTGTATTCCAAGGCGACATCAATATCAGCTTTGTAGGCAGTGCCGTCGCCAACGTCCGCGCCAGTCGCTGTGAGGTTGAGGAAGTCAATCGTGCCCGCCTCGCCCTTGTCGTAAAACTGGGTGATGGCCGTGGCGTTTGAGTCCACGACTAGCCGCACGGTCCCGGTGACGGCTGCCGACTCGACGGCTTGGCCGAAGTAGTCATTGCCGTCTTGATACTTGTGTGGGACAAGGCCAGTTGTCCAGTCCATCGACCAACTTCGAAGGAAATTGGGGATGGTGCTGGCGCCGTCGAGCCCGGACTGGGCCGTGGCGAACTTCGGCATCCAGAGGTAGCCGGGGATGTAAACGGGGTCCACGCTGGACAGCGATGTCTTAGTAGTCTTGGCCGCTTGCCGGCCAACGATGTTGGCGGATAGCTGCGTCATCCCGTCCGAGTCGGCAGACATCGAGATGTCCGTTGCGAAGCAATATTCCGCTTCATAGTTCTGCACGTCGTCGCCGTACTCGCAAGTCAGCGACCGCGCAGTACCGGCGGACGAGCCGCCCCAAGCATTCACGTCCCAGAGGTACGACGTGCCCCCGCTGGTGGCTGCCGTGGAGCCGTTAGGGAACGCGAAGAAAAACGGCAGCTCATCGAACGAGATACCCGCGTCGTCCACTGTTCGGAAGTTAACGGCGACCGCCTCGCCCATCCGGGTGGCATAGGTAGCTGGATTGCGTGACCCGGTGCGCCGCCCATCGTGGTACGACTTCTGCCAGTCGATTTGGAACGTGCTGGAAAGGTCCGGGTACATCATCCGGGTGGCCGCTACGGCGGTACCCTTAGTGACTTCCATTCCAACTTGGAAGTGCGATAGAAGCCGCGCTCCGGCCATTGGCTATCTCCTAACTGGTCGTCGGGTCATAGCCCGACTCGTGGTGGACGCCTACTTCAAACTCGATAACGGCGTACTCTTTCTCTGCGTACTCACCGGTGCCCGCCGTGGATGAGAGGATTACTGCGTGCGTGGTCCCCGACGAGGATAGACCCAAGTCGAACTGAGACTCCAACTGGTCCACTAACACCTCTAGCCACGCATAGAGCGCGGCCATCCCCCGCGGTCTGTCGCTGGTCTGGGCGATGTAAAAGCGAACCGGGAAGATGAGATTGGTGCTGCGCTTGTGCCCGCTGTACGAGTAGCTCACCTCCGGTGGGAACACCAGCGCTGTTGGCGTGGTGGTGATGGCATTGGGCAACTCGTGGGTCGCCGTCGCCGGGTCGTTATAGCCCGATGGCGGGGTGATAGCTGCGGCTGCGAAGCGGGCCGCTAGGGCGCTAGCGATTGCGGCTATGTCCACCGACTAGCCCACCCAGCTAGGGGAGATGACCGTACGATAGCGCTCAAGCACCGCTTGATACTCCGGCTCTGGGAGAAAACGGACGATAGCCGCTCCGAAGTCCGTGGTGCCGATGGCTAGTACCTCACCGCTCTGGCTGGACTGGAACATCCGCAGCCCCGCGATGAGGGCCACTTGGCTTAGGTCCGGCGGGATGGCCGCCCATCCCCATCCACTGCTGGGCGTGATGCGTGCGCTGTTCCATCCGGCCGGGAATACGCCGTCCCTCCGGTACAGTTCGAAACCCGGCCAGCCCGTGGGGCGGTCGTGGCTGAACGGGCGTAGCTCTATGTCTGTGATGGTCGTGTAGGTGGTACCCTTGTCGCTGCTGACTTCCACGGTAGTGGGGGCGTCTTGCAGCCCTTGGCGGACATACAGAAGCCGTGAGCCGTCGCCGTCGAACGTGCGGACGGCGGTGCCCGCGTCGGCGACCGGCCCGCCGATGTAAGACTCAAACATCTCATTGACTGCCGTGGCGATGCCGCCCAGCCGGGTGTCAGCGTTGACGTCGGAGATGGCGGCGTGCGTCTTAATGGCCGCAGCCGTCGTGTAGTTTTGCGCTGCCATATGGCTACCTCCCTTCGATTGCACTTGACTTCATAGCCAACAGTGCTACTATTGGACTATGAAGAAGCGGCATACCCTACGAATCAAGCGCCATACGTATCGCGGGCGAGATGGATTTCTCATCTTTGGCCGGCCGTCCTCCACGTCGGGGGGCTGGCCAGTTAAAATCTTCACCGGTACGGCTGAGTCAGCGCGAACAATCAAGGCAAAGCTGATTGCCGACCCCTACGATGAGTCCATTGACCGGGATTTGGTCTAGCCCGTGGCTTGACCGCTCAGCCCGGGTGTCGGCTATAGGATGTAGGCAGCGCCTACCGAGTAAGTGATTGAGCCAGCGTCAGCCACAGCGACGTTGAGCCGCCACACGACCGGGAGGACATCGGTTGCCACGGAGTTGGCTGCTGCCGTGAGTCCGGGGTAAATCTTCAACGTCGTGGTACCCACAGCGTTGACGGCTGCGCTTACGAGTAGGTCGTAATACTTCCCGCTCGTGCTGTCCTTACCTTGCGCGGTGAACGTGAGCGATGCGGTGGCGGGGTCCACGGTCACGTCGATGGTGATGACCACCCCGCGCGCTACGTGGTTGAACTGGTCCGCGCCGGTTACGAGTGCGGTACGCGCCGCGCTAGCAAGTAGCGTGACTTCCTTGTTTACGATTGGTGCTCCGGCCATTACAGCCTCCCTTTACGTGGTGCCGGTACCGGCGTTCTTGGCGCGCGCCGGTAAGGCTGGAACGATGATTGATGCTTAGCGGTACTCGTTAGGCTTGCTAACTGCCGCTGTCTCATAGACCTTGCCGCGTTTATCAACAACACAACAAGCGTGTCCGATACCACAGTCACAACCTCCACGACTGTTCACGCAAGCGGGACAAGTCGGGTCCGCACTTATCGGGCGTGCCGCTGTCAAACGGCGTGTCAAACGTCTCACCGCCGCGCCAACCCCCGCCCCACTTCCGCTTGTAGTGCGCGGCGTTCTGGGGATATGTACGTGTGTTTTCTGCCTCAAGTGCAGACCCCTTCCAAGAAAGGCCGGAGCCGTGCATAGACCCGGTGCGAAAGTGATTGTAGTGCGGGACTCCAGCGACGTTACAGCGATGCTCGTAATCGCAGTCCTCTAGGTAGATAGGGTGGAATGACGGGTCGTACCAACCGACTTGCTCTACGCACTCGGCGGTGAGACCCATTAAGCGCCAGTCACCCGCGATGCCTACCCACCGCGGGTTTCCCTTTTCCATCTCCTCTACCAAGTAGCGGATGTCTCCGGGTGATAGTTCTGTGTCCGCGTTTGCAATCAAGACGTAGGGGTCCGTCAGTAGGGCGGACCGCATAATCTCGTTCCACGACGCGGCCACTCCGAGATTGGCGTATGGCTGTGTGACCCACGCATCGTCTGGGAGATAATCGAAGTCGATTGCCCCTTCGCTGTTGTCCACGATGAGCAACCGCGCCTCACCATCCACGGACCGGACGAGCCGTTCTAGTGGCTCTTCCGGTCGGAGCACCGGGATTCCCAGTAGCGGCCTATCCTCCATCCCGCAGATACCACGCGATGGTGTCGGTGATGATGGCGGCCCGGTCCCGCTTCGGGTGCCACGACAACTCAGAGTAGGCGTGCGCCGTCGAAGGCACCTTATCCGGGGCCTCGCGAAAGGCGGGGCCGTGAAGGTCTACGGGGTCCACGAGGTCAACCGTTTCGGGACCACCGGCAATGGCCCGGATAACCTCGTGCGCTAGGTCACCGATAGTGCAAGCGTTATCGGCGTTGCCCAAATTGTAGATGGCGCCGTTACGACCTTTGAGCCCAGTAGCGTAGATTCCGTCTGCGATGTCTTGAACGTGTGTAAACGCACGGATTTGCGAGCCGTCGCCATAAACCGTGAGTGGCTCGCCCGCTAGGGCCGCTTCGATAAAGCGGGGCAGCACGAATCCGCCAACCAACGACTGCCGGGGACCAGCCACGTTGAACGGTCGGACGATGCGGAGTTGACGCAGCGAGTTTCGAAGCATCATCTCGCCAGCCAGCTTGCCCACGGCGTACTCCGCCCGGGCGCTTGCGTCGGAGCCAATCACTAGGCTGGCTTCCTCTTGGACCGGCTGGGGCTGCTCCCCATAGACCTCCGACGTGGAGACGTAGACCACGGGGCACGTGAACGCTTGCAGCCACGTAGCCATAGAGACAATATCGGGGACAATCCGACCGGCTTGGCTCAAGACTCCGACCGGCCCGACCGGGCCAGCGAGATGGAACACCACGCCGAACCGCGCCGACTGGTCGCCCGTCTTGACTCCTTGCACGCGCTTCTGGATGTGCTTGACTCCGGCGGGGAACGGCTCTACCGGCTCTGCCGGGTCGATCACGACGACCGTGTGGCCGTCCGCTGCCAACGTGTCCACGAGGTGGGAGCCGATAAACCCGGCCCCGCCCGTCACTAGTGCTTTCATTGCTACCGCCCTTGCTGGTTTCCGCGCTTCTGTGAGCGCTTGCGCTTTTTGCTCTTGGGCCGGACAGCGCGGTTGATCGGCTGTCCGTCCGGGGCCACTAGGCCGGGACTCGCGGGGACTGCCAGACCCGACTTAGCCGCCTTCCCTCTGGTGCTGGCCTCTCGCATCTTGTCGAGCAAGGGGAGCCACTTATCTTCGAATACCGTGTCGGCGTCGTACAAGTCTCCGCGCTCTCTGGCGATCGCGCTCCGCTCAACGGCGGCAGCAGTGCTACGTTCGGCGTACGACTCGCTAAGCGCTGCGATGATCGAGGGGACGTAGGGCGTAGCAAGGAACGAGCCTTGGCCGTAGTCATACTGTAGCTGGAACTCTACGCGCCAGCCGGTATCGCCCACAATCTCTGGCTGGGCCGAAAAGTCGGTGACGATGGCGGGGGTCCCGCATCTCATCGCCTCGACTACCGGGATGCCGAACCCCTCACCGGCTGACGCGGCTAGCAGCACGTCCATCGCGCTGTATAGCTCGGCCAAGTCCTCTTCCGTGGTCAGACCCACGCGGTACGAGAGCGGGTCCACCGACCGGATGCGATTGGGGTCCATATCCAAGATGTTGATTAGGCTGGGAAGGTCTACCCCGCCGGGGCGCTGTAGGTCCGTGTGCAAGTAGATATAAACGTCGTCGTGCTCGTGCATCAGAGCGGAGACGGCTTGTAGGTTTTCGCCCCACGCCTTGCGCGGGGGGAACTTGCCGATGTTGGCCGCGTTTATGCCGATAAGGAAGGCGTCATCCGGTACTTGCATTCGCTGCCGCACGTCGGACTCCGTGGGCCGGAAGTGCGCTTCGATAGCGTGGGGAATGTACGTTGACTTGATTCCCGCCTCAGACATCGCTCGCTGTCCGAACTCGGACATCGCGATGGCGGGGCGTGGCCCCGCTTGCTCTGTGCCGCGCAACCAGTCCACCACTTCGGGGCCAACCGGATAGTGGTCCACCGGGACCCAAGACATCGTGGGGAAGCCACGAAACTGGTTCTTGTTCATTGGCCACACGTCGTACAACGTGAACACAAAGTCCGGCTTGATCTCTGCCGCTTGGGCGTCCACCGTCTCGGTGCTGTATTGGCTCACGCCTTGGGGCCATACGGTGATGCCGCTGTAGTCAGTGATGCCACAACCGGCTTGTTGCCCGCCGTAGTTGCTCAAAACGTGCACCTCGTGACCCGCTGCCAATAGGCGCTTGGTTACTTGCTTGGTCTGTCCGCCGTAGCCCGTAGGGGCCACGGGGTGGTTGCTATACCACGCTAGTCTCATATCCGCCCTCTCTCTACTTAGGGTCCGCCCGGGTCCGGCCAGTCCAGTGGGGGACCGGAAGGAATTGTTGGGAGCCGGGACACGGGGGCGGGCCGTGCCCCGGCCAGAGACAGCCCCCGACCGAAGCCGGGGGCTGGGTTTAATCAGCCGCCAAGCTGACTAGTCCGAAGACTAGGTGTCGGCGCTGATCATATAGTGGACTGCCGCTGTGTCCACGAGGTCGCCGTCCACTTCAAGAATGGTGCGGATAGCAACTTGGTCGTCTTGGAACTTGAAGTCCACTGACGTATCGACGCGCAGCGGTAGACGCCGCACGTAGTAGGCGGAGAAGTCTCCGAAGGCAAGCGACTTGCTAATGCTGGCGGGGGCTGCCATCGCGGGGTTCTCCCACAGAGGGCGTGCCAGAAGCGAGCCACCCGGCGCGGTATCGGCGATGCCGTTACCAAGCGGGTTGTACATAAAGTTGCCGTTACTGTCCTTGATCTTCCTAATCTTTGTCATCGAGTCGGTGGCGACTTGCCACGAGGCGACGCCCGGAAGCCGGTAACCGGCAGCCGGTGACATAAAGAGGTCGATAAGGTCAGAGGGACCGAAAAACGTGTCCGTGGACTGGTCCGCGGCGGTGCCGCTCGCAGTTCCACCGTTGGTCGCCGCCGTGATGAAGCCGTTAGGCTTATCAGAGCCGTCGCCCGTGGTGAAGTGCGCGCCAGCGTCGATACCAATCTCGCGCGCTGCACCGCTCGCGATGATCTTAGCAAGGCCGATGACGTTGGACCGAGCAAGCTCCGTGCTCACAAACGTGATGCTCGGGTACTTGTACGTGTACAGCGTGACGCTGGAGATTGTGGGGTCTGCGGCAACGATGCCCGTGTTTTCCGCCGTCACTGTGCCGCCATAGGCTTGGTCGGCTGTCTTACGGGGGATGACAAGGGGGACGTTATCGTCCGTCTCAAGGACGGTAGCAACGTTAATGACCGGGTTGACGGTTCGCTCGTAATCCACGAACAAGTCTGCAAACTCGGTCGGGACGGCGGAGCCGCCATCGGGGGTGTTGCCGAGAGCACGAGACTCAAAGCGCGCACCCGGAACGTCGCCCGTGACGATAGCGCGGAGCGTGTCGTACTGGCTGACGGGGCCGGCCTTCTCGATGGCCGCAACCTTGGGGGCGATGCGCGTAGCAATCGAGTCCTCAAGGTTCACGCCAGCGATGCGCTCGGTGTGCCGCGTCTCTTCGGCGTTGAGGGCGTCAAGGTCCGCTTCGATACGGTCCATCTGCTCTCGCTCCTCAGAAGTAAGGTCGCGGTTTTCAGCGGCCACCTCATCGGTCAGAGACGTGTAGGCTACCCACGCGGAGCCCTTACGCTCACGGATTGAGCGGGTGTAGTTGTCAAGCTCCATTCTGGAACCTCCCAATTACAAGGGTTGGTTTGTTGTACGGCAACACTGCCACTTAGGCAGCGTCGTCAGAGGGGAGCGGTGGCGCTGTCGGGCGCATCCGTTTAAACGGGCGACCCAGTTGACTCCGACTCATAGCCCAAGCGGTGGGCAAGTGCAGCCCTTCGGGCTAGCATCTCCACCGTCTGCGGGTTCACATAGGGGGTTGGTACGCAAGCGTTGATAGCTCGCTGTAGTAGGTCGTGCTGCTCACCCGTCAGTTCCGGGCTATCAGCGGTAAGGGCCGCGAGCGCAGAACGCATCACGGTGTCCTCCACTTGCACGGCATCGGCCAGCGCTCGGACTCCCACGCTCGTCTGCGGATAGGCGGGCCAGCTAGAGACAGTGGAGATCTCGAAAAGTTTGACTTCTGACACATCGCGGATCTGGCCGTCATCCCCCTCACTCCACGTGGCCGCGTCGGGGTTGCCGAGCGAAAAGCCGACGGACATCCCTTCCACGTCGCCGCGCTCGATGGCATCCACCACGGGCCGTCCCCACTCGTTGTCGGGGGGAACGATGCGATGCGCTAGCCCGTGGTCATCGGCGCTGAGTTCAAGCGTGCCCTTGCGGGTGGATCCGATAACAACGTCGGAGTTGTGGTTGTGGAACGCCTTAATGCTGTCGCCGCGCTCGCTCAGCGTGCGGTCAAACGACGTAGCTGCAAACCGCTCGCGAAAACCGCCCAAGTCGTCGGACAGCACGCCGAACACGGCGCTGTATCCGTAGATGGTCGGGAGGTTATGCCCCGCCTCGCTGCGGAGTTCTGGCGTCTCCGGAGAGAAACGTACTTCTCGTGTGCTCATAGTGCTCCTAAGTCGTCTTGAGTAGAAGTGCTGGGGGCCGCTGCCCGTGGTTTTTGGGTCGGGTCCGTCTCGTCCTAGGACGGGACGCCCTCGCTAGCGGTGTCCTCTGGGTCGTCGTCTTCGATAAGGTACTGCGTGGTCGGGTTGAGACCGAGATGGTCGATACCCGAGATTCCGACGTGGGCCGCTGAGCCCACCGGATCGAACCCGGCGCGGATGAGCTTGGACATATCTTCCAACGCGGGGTCACTCGTCCGGTTATTGGGGGTGTCGAGATAACCGCCCTCACCATCCGGGGCCGGTGTCCGGTCCTCCGAAGCGCGCCACTCATCGCGGGTGATCACGCGGTTCTGGATCTCGATGGCGCGGATTTGTGCCCGCGTTTTACTGTCGCCGCGTAGGAGCGCGTCAACGTTGAACTTGACGAAAGTGTCGGCGCCGGGGATAAAGCGTGAGTAGACCGTCTCTAGCCGATTGAGCACCGGAACAAGAGCGTGCTTCACGTACTCGATAGACCGCTGCTCGGAGTTGCTTCCGAGGCTGCTGCCCGCCTCACTGGCGAGTAGGTGGGGCGGGATGTGGTAGAATCGGCAAGCCTCTTCAAGAACGTGCACCCAGAGCGGGGCTAGCTCGGCCTCACCCGGCTTGATGGTCCCCTCGTGGATGGTCGCGCCACCCGTGAGGACGCCCGTCACCCAAGACTTCTTGTTGCCCTTGTGCTTGAATTCGAACTGTCGCCGGATGCCCGCGATCTCCTCGCTGCTGGGTTTTCGACCCTCACGCGGGAGGAGGATGATGCCGCCCGTGGTGGCACCATTCTGGAAAAAGTTGCCAGCCCATCGACGGGCTGCTAGTTCTAGGCCGGTGAACTCTCGGGCTTGCTCCACCATATCCAGCCCGCGAAGGTCGCCGGGTAGGCTGATCCAAGGGACGTGGGCGATGCTGCTGCCGTCCACTGGGGCCCCCTCGATCGGGATGTAAACGGGGTAACCATCGGCACCGCGTTCGACTTCGATGCCCTTTGGCGGCAGCACGTTGATAGCTCGGGGCACGGTCGTATTGGGCAGCCCCTCCAAAAACAAGTTGCCGTTGCTAAGTAGCGAGACGACAGCCTCCGAGAGGTGGGCTTCTGACGTAGACCACGGTCCGCCGTTTGGGCGGTCCATCCACGCTGGGGAGTCAATCATCTCCCGCGCTTTGCCCGCCTTGCGAAAGGCGTGCCACGGTAGTGATGAGATGTCATCGGCCAGAAGCCGGATGCACGCGCCCATAGCGGCCCGCATAGCGGACTGCACTGTCACTTCCTCCCCCGCATCGGGGGTCGTGCCGGGGAACTGGTTTGTGGCGAAACCGAAGTCCGATGCGTCCACGGCCCGAACCTCACCCGTGGTAGTGTCGAACCCCCACCGGGCGTTACTGTCTTTCGAAGCCACATAGTCTCGGGCTCTGTCTAGTAGACCCATCTGGCCTCCGGGTTAGTCAAACGGGATAAACTCAAGTCCCGCTCCTTTATCGAATGTGAGAGCACGGTTGTGGGCCATTACCGCTGCCACAGCCAAGTCGATCTTCTGGCCGTGTGTTTGCTTGACGATATGCCCGCCGCCCCAGCCCTCTTTGATAACGGCGTTGGCGATGTGTCGGGCTAGGCGGGGGTCACCATCGTGGGTAACTCGCTCTTCGATCACTGCGGTGTACATCTCGCGGGTAGCTGGCTTCATTCGGCCACTGGTCGGGGGCCACTCCACGATGGGCGCCCCGGACTCCTCCCAGCGGGCTAGGTGCTCGCGCCAGTAGGCCGGGTCACAGACCACCTCCACCACGTTGTGGTGGTCGAGCGCTTCGAACAGCGTGGCCTCGACCTCCTCTGACGGCACCACCCAAGCGTGGGCTTCCGGTGGCCGCTCCCACGCCTCCACCACGAAGATGTGCCTAGAGTCGATCGTGATGCCAACGATGGCCGTGGAGTCGTTGGTCCACGAGCCGTCGAAAGCGAGTACGACTTGCTCGTCACTGCTGACTTGCCGATCGCTTGCTCGCCTCCCCCACAAGCCGTAGGGTAGCCACGACTGATGGCCGCTCACCCAGCAGTTGAGCCGCTTGGTACGGTACTCGTTTTCTGGCGTCTGTGGCGGTAGGGCGCTGTCCAAGTCCAACGGGTCTAGGACAGAGCCGAGACTCGGGTTCGCTTGCGCGCGAGCCGTTTCGTCTGCCGGGTCGGCATCCTCGTCAGCCGGGGCGTACCACGTGAAGCCGAACGTGGGATCCGCGTTTTCGCCACTCGCGATGGTGCGACCGTAATCAAACAGTTGCTTGCAGATAGTCGGCTGGCCGAACCTATCCACCATCACGCCCGCCGTGGTGATGATGACCATAAGCGGGTCGACGCGAGCACCCATTGCTAGGCTCATCACGTCGTATAACTCACGGTCCGGAAGCGCGTGTAGCTCGTCAAAGATGATGGCGCTGGGAGAAAGCCCCTCTTTGGTAAACGACTCGCTGGACAGCGCGGTGTACGTGCTGCCCGTCTCGGGGAACTCGATGACGCTGCGGTACGACTTAAGCATCTTGGACAACCCGGGGTCCATCTCAACCATCCGCTTGGCTGCGTTGAAGGCGAGCTTGGCTTGCTCTCTGTCGGCAGCGCACGAATAGACTTCTGCGCCGTCAACTTCCACCAGTAGGGCGTACAACGCGATGACCGCGGCCATAGCCGTTTTGCCGTTTTTGCGGGCGACGCCGATCAAGTACCGGCGCGCTAGGCGTCGGCCCGTCTGCGGGTCGCGGGCGTAGATACGGTGGATGAGTCGAACTTGCCACGGCAGCCACGAGATGGGATCGCCGACTGCTCCACCGACACTGTCCTTGTGGACGCGCCCGTACTCGAACGCGAACTCTAGGACTCGGGTTCCGTCTCCGGCTTCGATGGCGTCGTTAGGGATGGGGGACTCGTACTTTGGTAGGACGAGTCCGTCGGCTGCGGGCCGCCAGAGCGGGATTGCCGCAGCCGCTCTAGGGTCGATGTTACGTTCGCTTTCTGTAATCCGAGTCGGCCCCGGTCCGAAGGTGAGAGGCCCAGTAGAGAGAGCCATTGCGTTATGCGGCCCTCCAACTTGTCCAGCGCACCTACAGCCGGATTGGCCGTGACCACTAGGTAGGTGTCGTACTTTGTGGTCCGTGACAACTCAAGGACCGCGCCCCGTGCGTTTATGTCGCCGATCAGAAGCGCTCGCCGCTCCCAGCCCTCGCACAGTAAGAGCAATGTGGGGAGGTCAGACGGGGCGATCCAAGCGTTGGCCTCGCGGACCACGTGTGCCCATATGCTCGCCGCGTCCTCCCCCAAGTGGGGCGGGGCTGCTAGCGCCGAGTCAACCGGCGCTGCCGCCAAGGCGTTAGAGTCTGGGTCTACCGGCCCGCGTGCGTTGCCGCGAGCTTGGCCGGGGGGCTTAGCTGCTGTCATCTCGGCCCTCCCGGGTTCAAAGTGGCCCGCGGGCACTCAGATTGCC